CCATAATGTCTAACGAAAAATATAGTAATGGCTTCACACAGAAGGAATTAAATATAATGATATTAGAAAAGTTAGACAAGATAGAAAATCAATTAGATACAAAATTAGATAAGTCAGAGTTTCATAAAATACTAGGATTAGTAGGAACAGTAGCTGTAGTTATAGCAGCGTTTATAATGTAATTATGTGCATAGTAGAAAAAAAAGAAGATGGTTCGTTTGTTCAAATTTGTAATTGTAAGCATGGCAGTGATAATTGCAGTAATAAATAGCTTTACAAATCAGATATCATTATACTTAGTTAAACGAGAAAACAGGAGATATAATGGCAATACCTGAACGTGTTAAAAACACAATGAAAAAAGAAGGTCTTAGTGGTGTTAATAAACCTAAACGTACACCTAGCCACAAAACTAAATCGCATGTTGTTATGGCTAAAGAAGGTAATACATACAAGTTAGTTAGATTTGGACAACAAGGCGTTAAAGGTGCTGGTAAAAATCCTAAAAGTAAAAAAGATAAAGCACGTAAAAAGTCTTATTATGCTAGACATAATGCACAAGGTAAACCTACATCTAAGTTGTCTGCTAAGTATTGGTCACATAAAGTTAAGTGGTAATGTCATTACCAGGAGCGTATGTTAACAGAAGTAATACAATTGGTGAGTATTGTAGTAATTGCGAATATTATTCTAATAACTATTGCATTAAATTCCAAGAACAAGTAGCACCTTATGGTTGGTGTGCAGTATGGGAATCAGTAAATGAAGTACGAAGTTCTTAGAGTTAGTAGTCAAAAAGACTCTACATCTGGATTGCTATTTGAAGTTAACAATGGTAAACGTACATTTCTTTGCTACACATTAGAAGATGAACAACGTGATGTTAAAGTCTGGGGTGAAACACGTATACCTGCTGGTACTTATAAGTTAGGACTACGTACTGAAGGTGGATTTCATACTAAATACATTTCTAAGTTTGGTGCTGACTTTCATAAAGGCATGATATGGGTATTAGATGTACCAGGATTTGAATATATTTTATGGCATATAGGCAACACAGATGAAAATACTGCTGGTTGTTTATTGTTAGGTGACTCGCAAGAAAGTAATCTTGTTAAAAAAGATGGGTTTGTAGGTTCAAGTACAAATGCGTATAAACTTGTATATCCACGTGTATTAGCAGCTATTCAGTCAGGTTTAAATGTAGAGGTTGAATATATAGATTATGATGGTAAGCTACCTACACCTGAAGTTTCTAATGCAGCTCCACCAGATATGATACAACCTAAACAAGTAATGGAAAAATTACAAGAGATAAGTGGTGAAGTTCAGATATTGTCTGCTAAACTAGACGGCAGGAGAATGATATAATGCCAAGAAATATGCCATTTAAAGGTAGTAGTAAGTTAGGTGATGACTACAATCCAGAACGTTGGAAAAAACAAGAGTCTACTACAGGACAATTAGGTAGCTTTGTTGTTGAAGAAAGTGAAAGCTCAGGAGTTAAATCTCAATTTGATGAAGGTATGCTTAATAAGATAGAAGCACAACTTAAATCTGGACAGTTTCAAAAATTGTATGGTACTAAAGCTACTGAAGATGCTTATGATGTAATGCTTAGTAGTGGTCGTGCAACTGAATATCTTAATAAAGAAGGTGTTAGAACAGGTATTCGTTTTCTTAGTGGTAAAACTGTAACTGATTTTGATTTACCTAGAGCTTCTGGTATGCAGTTTCAAAAAATGGTTGAGTATGGTGAGCCTGGTTCTAGTGAACAACGTGTCTTTTTTGAAGGCGAACAAAATCAAATGACTAGAAGTTTAGAAAATGAAATAGAAGATTTAAAAGGTTTAGTTACAGAAATGGAAACATCTGGTACTTATGATAAACCTATTACTGAACTTAATGCACGTGATGCTGCTAAAGCTACACGTATTAATAAAGCTAGAGCTAGAGTTGGATTAGACCCTATAGTTAAAGCACAACCTATAACAAAATTTGATATTAAAGAAAAAACTGTTGGTGAATATTATATGAATCAACTTTTAAAGAAACAAGTTCAGCTTGACACACAAAAAGATTTAATGGGTAAATCAGAAAAAACATTATTTAATGAAGCCATAATTAAAAAAGCAAGTCCTGGAGCTTCAGAGTTTGAAGTGAAAACATTTTCTGAACCTGTTAATACACCTAGAGCATCTACAGAAAATCCTACTGCAGGAGTTAGACGTGCTGAAGATATAGTTAAAGGTGTCGTAAATAGAACAACATTTAATCCAGACAAACCAAGTACAGCTTTATCTGCATATAAAGGTACAGAGTTTAAATTACAATCTAAAACAGTACAAGATAAAATATTAAAGAATGCTAGCTTTAAAAAGTTAGTAAGTACTTATACAGAAGATTATATAAAACTTGGTGAAACTAAAGGTGCAGCTGAAATACTAGGAAAGAAAAAAGCAATCAATGATGTAGATTCTATATTGCTAGGCTCTGATGATGTAGGTTGGAATTTATCTAAAGTAAAAGGTTTTAATACTAAAGCTACTATTAAAAACTTAATAGAAGATTTAGCTGGAGCAAAATCTATAAATATGCCAGCATCTTTTACTGGACAAACAAATGATTATCAAGTCACCCAATTTGGTGAAAAACCTAGAAACTTAAATTATAGAATGAATATAGATAAAGAAGCTCGTGGTGTTGGGTATGACTTAGGCGGTTTAGCTGACCAATCAAGTGCATCACAAACTGTAGATGTTCCTACTACTGGAATAGAACCTGAAGGTTATAGCGTACTTAATAGAACAACAACATTACCAGGTGAAACTGTTAAGCAAGCACAAAAACGTAATGCAGTACTTGCACAAATATCTGGTTGGAATCCTAAAGAAAATACTTGGTTTAAAAACTCTGATGTAGCTGCATATGAAAGTAAACAAAAGACTTTACGTACATTAGTTACATCTGGTCAAGTTAATCCAATGGACATAGCATGGGATACAATGAAGTCTGACTTTAATACAGGTTCATTTAACCCTGACGATATAGGTAGATATATTAAACCTAGTGCAGCTACAGATACAACAGCGTCTGCACTTAAACAAGTTGTTGGTAAATCAACTAGTAAAGTAAAACCTACTACTGGAGGAGTACCACAAGTTAAACGTGCAGCTGATGTAGCACCTTCTAATGTAAGTTATGAAGGTCCTGACATTAATATTGCAGGATTAACTGATAGTCAAATACAAAGAATACCAGCTTATCAAGATGCCTTAGATGCATTAGCTGATGTTGATATGGATGATACAGCTAAAGTTAAATACGCTACTCAACGTACAAGAGATGCTTTAAAGCAATTAGATTTACAAGATGCTAATGCTAAGAAAGGATTTCAAAGAATGTTGAAAGCTATATTAAAAGGATTATAATAACAATATGAGTAACGAATATAAATTAGTATTAGAAAAAACATTATGGACATTTGTTCAAGCATTCCTTGGTGCGTTAACAGTTGCTCCATTGGTAGGTGTAGATATTAATACAGTACAACTTGCTGCAATATCAGGTGCATCTGCTTCGTTAGTAGTAATAAAAGAATTTGCTAAGAAACAATTAGCAGTCGTAGATAAGAAAGTGAGCAAGTAATGGTTCAAAAAATTGAAGGCGGAGGTTCAGGTAAAACTAAAAGACTTGACCCTATAGGTGGATATAAAAAATGGGATGCAAAAAAAGCTGGTGGTTGGTTACCAGGTGGTGCTGATAATCCAGTAACAACTATTCTTAAAGGTGCTTTTGCTGGTTTAACTGGAATAGTTCCATTATCTAAAGTTCCTAAAAAAGAACTTCCTGAATTAAAAACTTGGGAAGATAGAAATGTTAACAATATAGGAACAAAATTAAATCCATAATGCCTAAAAGTAAGAAACAATATTTAGAAAATATAGCTACACTCAGAGCTACAGGTCAAGGTTATGCTGGACTTGGTCAACAAGAATTAAAACGTAGACAAAATCAAGCTAAATATCTTACTAAGAAAGCTGAAGCTAAAGCTATTCAATATGAAGGTTATGCTAAAAATATAGCTAACAGTAGTTATATAGATATATTTGGTGATGAGAAATGGGCTAGAGAAAAAGCTGCAGGTTATCGTAAAGTAGAATCACAATTTGATAAACAATATAGCAAGCTTATGAAAGGTAAAGTTACTGGTCAAAAAGTACAATCTTCTATTGCTGATTATTATAAATATAAAAATAAACTAGGTAACTAATGCCTATACAATTTCCATGGGAAACACCACCAGTACAAGGACCACCCTCTCCTTCACAAAAGTTATTAACAAGTGTTACTGGTTTGGGTAAAAAAGGTTTAGAGCCAAAGACTACAGGTACTTATTACAATAAAGGAAACTTTGTTAATAGATTTAGAAGTTCATTAGCAGAAAAAGGACCAGGTTTATCTAATAGTATACAATATAATTCTGGTAAAACACATTCACCTAAAACATTAAAAACAATAAACAACTACAAACCTTTATGGCTAAATGGTAAAGTCATTAAAGGTTCTACATCTACGTCACTAGCTACACGTGGTGCAGTTGGATTAGCTATTACTAAATATGGTAGTGGTGGCGGTGGTGGAGAATTTTCTAAGTAGCGTCATTAGTTTAGTCCGGATTCTCTTTTTAAAAAACCCTTTAATAAATCTCTGATAGCTTTTTTATGTCCACTAGATTGCCTACCATCATATATATCATGATGCCACTTACATAGTATGGCAACATTATTTATATCATATTTTCTTTTCTTGTTGCCACCCATACCAATACCTTGTATGTGTGCTAACTCTAGCCATTTATTATCATTGCAATAAGCCCACTCGCATCTCCCTCCTGCTCGCTCCATAGCTTCTGCACGTAAAGGTGATAGACTATCCATATACTGTAAAGTAAGCACCATTTGGAAAGTTCCATGTCTTCATTACATCATGCCATCTGAACTTACCTTGCTCTGTTGAACCTTCATATAAAAAGTTAGATACATACATAAACAATTGACTGCTGCATTGTCCATTAACTTTACCGATGCTGCCTGATTCTACCATTGTCATTAACTTCTCTAAGTATCGTATAGTATTGTCTGTAACAGCACCATGGTCTAACTTACTAGCTTCACGCATTGCAAAATCTAAGTTGTTAAGTGGTTCATTAGTACCTAAAGTAATACGTCTAGGACAGTATTTAGAATTACGTATAGTGTCTATGCTATGTGATAGCTTTAATGTTAATGTTAAAGTTTCTTTGTCTATCTCATATGATGCATATATAGGTATGTTATTGTCCGTTACTCCTAATAATCTACGACCACCAAACTTAGTAGCTTGACTTGCTAGTTCTTCTTTTTCTTTATTCCATTGTCTAAATGATTCTTTAGACTTATCAGGTGTAATATGAAACTTTTCTTTAGCTGATACTAAAGATTTAAACTCGGTATTATATACCATTATTCCTCCTCTAACTGTGCTAAGTGCCAGTTATAATCTTTGACAAACTTGTCCATTAAAAATCTAAGTTTAATCATGTTAGGTGCAACATTAAATGTATCACTGCCACATGCTTGGTCAAACTGTTTTGCCCATACTTTCATAAACTTTGGATTTGTAAATATATTTATTTTATCTATATCAATTTTTTGTTTACTCATCTGGTGTGTTTCTTTCTAATTCTTCAATGCAACTATCACAATATGTAATCATATGTAGTGTCGTCATAAATGCATTGTTACAAAGGTCACAAGTAACGTTACGTATATCGTTTATATCTATACGAAAACTATAGAATTCTTTATCGTTGCTATAGTAAGTCATCTACATGACCCCAATTCTTTGTACAATAATCACAATATGCTACGTCAGTTACTGGACATACTGTTAGTTGTGAGCCACAACAATTCATTATCAGTTCCTTTCCAGCAGTGTTTACTACTGTTCCAATGATGCCATCCGTCATTGTAAACTAACCAAGAAGCCACTGCTGTTGATACTTCTACGTTAGTTCTTTTACTTATTATACCTAGTTTAGGTTTTAACCATAACCAAGTATCATCATTGAATTGCCAGAGTCCGACATCTTTTGTACCATTAGTATTAACTCCAATTGCTTCAGCTTTACCTGAGCTTTCGCAGTATATAACACCTAATGCACGTAAGATGTCGTTCTTTTTAAAGTGTTCTTTTACTACCTCATAATGAACTAACACACTTTCTACTTTAGGTAGCACGTCAGTACACTCTAAATAATCTGGCAAGTTGTGAGGTGTAAGTAAAATCGGAAACAAACACCCCACAAATACTTCTATCATTAGCTAATGGTAGCAGCTTTCTTTGAAGGTAATTTAGTACAAAAGTAATGTACTAACCCTCTCTTTTTACTAGGTAAAGTAGTAATTTCATAACCTTCCTGCCTAAGATTATGTATTATCCCACCGAACCTGTGGCAATATAAGTCAACCACAAACTCCCAATTACTAATTGGTTCATCATCCATGAACTCAGTGAATGCCCAAGCAATCAATTGTGTTTTGGATTTAATATATGCAGGTACTTTAGTACCACGAAAGTATTCAGGTATCATTAGTTAATACCCCATTCTTCCGGAATGTCACTGTTATCTAACCACCAAGACTTACGCCACTTCCCACTATGTCCACCGCATATAGCAGGGTCATTTGTAGAACATGTAAAGTCTGGACTTTTATCTGACTTTTTGCTGTTACGATTATCGTACACCATCTGTCCACAGTATGGACATTTTAAGTCATCTCTATATTTCTTTTGTTCTTCCATTTTATTTAATATGCCTCCTAGCATATCACCAGAACCTTGCAATCCTGGCGTTATATCTTTTGACTCTATACCAACTGCTGATAACTTCTCTTGTATAGACATATTGTCAAAGTCATCTTGTGAATATTCAACAGGCATATCAACAAGTCGTTCAATCATGTTGAAATACTTATCTAATTGCTTGTCTGTCCATATCTTTTTATCAGCAGGAAACTTCATAGCACTAGCGTATTGATTAGCAGTGCCAAGAATTTTGTTTAGAGTTTCTTTATTCTGAACTGATGCAGTCATAGACTGTATAGTATTTACTATAAAGTTTAAGTCTTGCATTAGAAAGGTGCTTCGTTATTTTCAGTATCTAAGATACTATTCATAATGTCATTCATGCGTTGAACATCTTCCTTACTAGGTTTGTTTTCTTTCTTACGCATATCTACTTTATGAACTTCAACCATAGCATCTTTATCAGCCATCTCTTGTGTATAACCATCAGGTGCTATAGATGTAGCTTCTTCTTCTGATTGTACTGAACCTGACCATAGCTCTACGCCTAGACCAAATCGCATACATGCACGTTTAAATGCATCTGATTCAGCATCTTTAAGGTTAGTACCATCATTGAACTTAGCATTGCCTAGCTTGAATGTATCAACGTCACCGAAGCCATCAAAGCTACCCATGCCTTCAATAGTTATAGTACCTTTAGCACCTACTATTCTTTTCTCACCGTTATGTGTACCATATACAGGTTCACATTGCCATGAGTATTTCACACCACTATCACGTAATCTTTCTACATAATGTGCGTGTGGAACATAATCACCAAACTTACCAGCTGGTGCTTTTCTTACTAACTCCTGTGGAAAAGGGGATAGTAAGTCAACGTTATTTTCCATAACATACTTCCTTTCTGTTTCTTTCTGTCTGACTTCACATGTGAGGAAGACAGAAAGAAATACTATTCTTCTTCTTCTAAGTCTAATAAGACTCGTAAGTTATGCACACCACGTTCTAGTGGTACTAACTTAACTTCGCCTTGGTTATTTGTTAGTATAAAGAATGGCTTGTCACCAAGTCCACTGTATTCTATACCTGTCAATTTCCATTTAGACTTGACATTTATGTTAGTCATATGTTTATTATACCTATACTTTATCTAGTTTTACAAGGTATTCAGCTGTAACTCCATGATTAGGTTTAGCAAATAGTAACCATTGACATGGTTTACCCATGCTTGCTAATTGTTCTAATGCATAGGTGTTATAGCTTTCTGTACTTCCATTTACCCATAAGCGTATGTCATTAACGTACATAGTTGTAGGTGTATGAAAGTGTCCTGCAATAGCGTAATCAAAGTCAGGCATTAAACCTGCTGATGCTAATGCTTTCCAACCTAATAGTTTTTTACCAAATCCATACCATGGAAAACCACCATGTCCTCTAATATTATCACCATGCCATACAAAGAACTTACATCCTTTACCAAGGTCAGCAATATCAAACCAATGATTGTCACCCTTAGAATCAGGAATAGTAAATGATATTCTTTTATCTTTTTCATATACCATATCCATTATTTTGCCTAGCATTCTGTCTGCATTAGAGTCTGGATGGTAGTCTTTTCTTGCACGTCCACCTAATGAACCGTGATTACCTATCACCCAATGTACATCTACTTCGTCAAAGTTTGCTAGTAATATGTCAAAGAACTGTGTCAATATTCTAGGTCCATCAATAGTAACTTGGTTATACAATGACGCATCTATAAGATGTGTTTGACCTGGGAATATAAGTTCGCCTTCTACAATATCACCAGCAGCTAGGACTACACATTTGTTAACTGGATGTGCATTACGTTGAATGTTTGTCAATTCAACTATCTTATTTGCATATGCAATTACACGTTGTTCAGCTACTTCTGTGTTATAATCTGGTGTTATCTTTGCTAATTGAACATCAGATAATACAGCTACTGCTACTTCGCCATTCTTATTTGGTTTGTGTAACGAAGGCTTAGGTATTGTAGGTTTATCCCACGTCCTAAGGTTTGTAGCAACAGCGTCATAAACTGCATCTATCATATCAGCTTTTTTATTTTTAGCTTTCTCTAATGATTTAAGAAGTTTAAGATTATCTGCTTTGAGTTCTTGAATCTTAATAGACTCAGCCTCAGCTAATAACTTTTCTATTTCGTTATTATTCTTGGGCATTATCTACTAAGTTTTGAAAGTGATTACGTACTGCACTCTCACTTATTTTGATACCATAATGTTCTTTAAGCAATCTGCTTACAACAAATGGTTTAATGGGTCTACCAGCTAGAACTCTTGACTCTATACCATCCCAAAAAGGTTTAGCTTCGTCAGTTATTCTTTCTGATATACGATTAACTTTTCCTGTTTCTGCTTCAGTCAACAGTTGTTCTATATCTATCATAGGTTTCATTATAATGTCGTTTATTATTTATACAAGTATCTAATCGTACAGTCTGAATAACAAGGTTGTACTTACTGCTGTTACAGTTCTATAGCACGGTGCAGAATTAGTATGTGATTAAGTTTCGTAACCTCGTGTATGATTGAGTACGCAAGTTATCCTACATAATTACAGTGTTTCTTTTATCACGTCCATAGCGTTCTAGCTATCTTATAGATAGTAGTTATACCCTAAGACAGACTGTATCCATAGATTTTTATTTGTATTACATGATTATCCTTCATTATATTCCTCCATAGCTCCGTTCCCTTGCTCCTCAGCGTTTCGCACCTGCGAAAGGTGCTGTACGCTTCGTCGCTGGGAACTACGCTATTCCGTCATGGTATGTGTAGCAGTGTTCACTATGGGTTGATTGTTGACATTCAGAGGTTATCACCTGTTGCAGGTTCTCCCTGCACTCTATTCTGCTACTGAGTACAGCTTTAATTAGTGGAAAGGAACACTAACACACTTGCGTGTTAACTGTATTCCATACCACTATAGCACTTGATTTAATTTAAGTGCATGTTCCTTTACTTCCTCTATATCTTTGAGGTTAATAATTCTGTTAGCTGTACATATGTTGTAACAATCTTTCAACAAGTTAAAACCTGCTGCGTCACCATAGTTACTACCAAATACTTTCATATCTGATACCCATATTCTACGTTCAGGCATTGATGCTAACCATTGCAGTGCAGGACCATCAATAACATTGCCTCTACCTACATAGTCAGATATATATTTATCATTAACACGCATACCATTCTTTGCAATGATATGTAAATCACCTGTGTTATGACTACCGTTATACATTGCTATGTTAACTGCAGGTAATAACTGCATAATTTCTAGTATGTCATTACCATTAAAGTTCATAGAACCTGATGCATCTATAAGTATTGTGCCACCTTTAACACGTTGTTTTTGTTTAAAGATTTTCTTATCAATACAATACCTACTAATGTACTTAGGATTGTAACCATAATCAGATGGACGATATGACCTACCATTGTTTAATCTACCTTGTAGGTTTACAGACATAGCTGGTGTATGTATAGTCATCTCACCCCAGCGACCAATACCACGTCCACTAGAATATTCCATATCTTCTACAAGTTGTTTACGCATACGTTTTTCTAAGTCATCAACAGTAGGACCTAATGTTTCACCATCAGATTCATTACTACCTTCAGTGCTTTCACCTTCGCCTTGACCATTACCTGTTTGTTGTTGTGGTTTAACATCTTCAGGTTTAGGTTTATCTATAAATTCATTAAGAATAAAAGATAATTGTTCTGCTAACTTTTGTGTTTTACGATAGCTTGGAAACTGATTATATTTATGTGTAATCATTCTACGTATAAATCCTAACGCAGTATTCTTTGCAAACTTTAATTCAGCTTGTCGCAATACTGATATATCAGGACTAGATATACAACTATTTAATACATTTAATACATATTCAAATGGTTCAGTATAGTCTTTACGTTTATCAAAAGCAGCTGAAGATATTACATATAATATTACATCAGCTATTGATGCATGAAACATCATATCTGTTACATGTAGTTTTATTTTATCTTCACATTCTATAAAATTATCCATAGCTAAATTAGCTTTACCTAATCTGTAATTAATACGTACTTCTTCTAACGCTTCTATAGCATCTGACCTTGTACCACGCATTAGTTTACCCATAGTTTTAGGTGACCATTTAGCATGACCTAGTTCGTGTCTACGTATCATTCTACTGTGATTGACACCACATCTTTCACATTCCCTATCCATAGGAACATACATTTGTTTGTTTAAGTTATCTGTTCTAGGTACAGGGTTTGCATCTGTAGGTTCTAGTACATGCCATTCATCCCCAGTTACAATCTGGGGATATGGATATGCTTTAGGTTTAGTCATTAGCTTTACTTAATGTAATAGCGTCTACTAATTCTTCAGACTTGTAACCGAATACTAATCTACCTGCAGCTTGTGCTGAAAAACCTTTGTCTTGTAAGTCAAAGAATTCTTTCCAAGCACGTACAGATATACGTTCTTCAGGGTCATCAATCATAGTTGTATCATTGATAACGCTGTGCCATTCATCTGGGAATTGTGCCATAGCTTTTGGATGTATCTTATCGACATGTATTTTTACAGGAAATCTATCCTTTAACGCAAGTGGCAATGATTCAGGTGGACTGTTAGTTGTAGCTACAACTTGAAAGCCTTCAGCTGGTCTAACAGTTTCTTTTGTGTCATTGTTTAATGTCAACATTGCTATGTCTTGGTCATCCAATATAGCGTGTAAGAAAGTCATAGCATCTGGTGAAGCGTGGTCTATCTCATTGATAACCAATCTACCACCATTACGCCATGCTTGTATTGCAATACCATCGTGCCATTCAAAGCTACCATCTTTGCTAGGTTTGTAAAAACCTTCTAAGTTAGCAGAAGCTGTGTCTTCTGTCATGGTTATCTGGTATACGTTAGGGTTGCCATTCATATCTAATGGCGTGCTTTGTGCTACTGCACTGTATGTTTTACCTGTACCTGGTGGACCGTATAGCAATACACGTCTTGACTTACCTAGTACAGATGATACTAATTTCCAACAATCATTTTCTGACATTGTTTACCTTCCTATTCTTCTTCGTTATTTGTAGTAACAAAACGACAATAAATATCTATGTTGTTACTGTTTATATTTTTTCTTTGTTGTATCTCAAACTTACCTTTATCGGCAAGATGAGATATATTACGCTGAGTCATAGACTCAATGTTTTGTTTAACACCACTAATCCATTTGCTTCGCTCAGCAATTCTGAACCATGTGTTAGGTGAAGATAACAACACTTTAACTACATCATTAGATAATAATGTAGGTTGTTTACCTTTCCTATTCTCATATGGTTCAGGTGGATTAGCTTGGTATATACCTTCAGGCATTCTTATCACCTTCCTTTAAGTAATCTTCTACCTCATCAGATATATTTGTAATTTCTTGATTTAAATTACGCATCGTCATATCTTTTAATTTATCTACATCAGCTCTTAAAGTACATTGAATTGATGTAGGTTCTACTAACAACCATGATTTAAATACACCAAGGTCTTCAGCATGTTGTCTTATTTCTTCTATCTCATCTAAAGTAAATGTATCTTTATTTTTTATTACTCTATCGTCCATAAATTGTGTCATAGTTTCTGCACGACAAATAGTAATTATTTTCATAGCTTCTTCAATAGCATGAGTATTAGATGTTGCACTTACATTAACACACCATACATCTGGTTTATCAAATGATGGTTTGTCACCGTGACTATCGATATTATAATAAGCAACTTGTACTTGATATTCTTTTGTAGGTATTGGGTCAACTTCAATGTAATTCATTCTTGTTCACCTGCTACATTAGAATTGTATGCTTTATTTATTTGGTATTGAACAGCTTCTTCAAGCATTGCACACCAACCTTTTATTCTTTCGTCAAGTCCTGAGTAGTTATTAGCTGCGTTATGTAAATCGTTTAACGTCCACAATATAATTGAACGCAATTGTTTATAACTTAAACTATCTAACTTGTCTAATGTTTCCATACATTTCCTTTCTTTGTCTGGATTGCAAAAGAGAAGACAGACAAAGAAAGATATGAACATTGGGCATGCGATAATTCTTTATCTGTCTATCTCTTATAGCTATCTACTTTCAGTCGTGTAGCGATAGGGTATGAGAACTACACTCTTACTTATAGATAGCTTGTAACACACAGAGAGTTGGTATCATCTTGGCTAAGTGCCTCAAAGGTTTTGTATTGTACTCTCAAATTTCAAACCTTATACCTTTATGTGCTACAAGCTACCTACATTTTGGTCTAATGGCTTGCAAAGGGGTACAAGCAATGTAAGTAGCTTTTGCGTTATCAATTACAGTGGTTCTGCATTGAAACTTTCTTTAGTTTTCTTGTTTAATATTTCTTTATTAATATCTAATACTTTTCTATGGTCACGATAAACATCTAGTGTTTCTTCTGGTGTCCAAGGATACTCAGTAGTAACTGTATCATCTTCAAACTCGTGACGAACAGTATTAATTATTGTCAAGTTATATTTATTAGCTATGTCATTAAGTAACATAAATGGTTCTCCCCAAGCAGATTGAAATGTAAATACAAGTTCTCTTGTACCTTGGGATGTTGTGTCTGATAATAACTCAGTGTCACAATCTCCCCATTTAGTTCCCCAAAATCTATATTGCCAATCAATAGGTGCATATACACCATACTTAGCAATGAGTTCGTTCTTAGTTACATCAAGCAATGGTCTTAATCCATCTGCATCGTCATACCATGCGTCACATTTAACACCATCTATCTCACGACTACCTTGATGTAATTCTTTCATCTCTGTAGGTAAAGGAAAACAATCAGTTAAATTAAATATAACTTCTGGTTCTCCGTCAACAGTAACTTTGTTTGTAATAGTATCCATAAAATCATTAACATCTTTTACAGAACCACTGATTTCTATTGTATTGTCTGTCCAATTAGGCATTATTCCTCCTCATCTTTTATCGTATACATATCTATTGACCATTCAATATCTTTAGATACATTCATTAATTCAAATTCAGCTCTACCAACTGCGTCTTTTAATGATGTATCTGTTGGAAAATAAAATGTAATACTTAGGTCATTAGTTTTTCTTTTATTATCTATATCTTTATATACATAAATGTCATCCATTATTCCTCCTCTAAACCTAGATGTGTTTTCCATTCTTCTTTAGTAACACCAGTCATTGCTATTTTTAAAGCATTAAATGTATCTAATAGTTCAACAAAGAAAACATCGTTCATTGTTTGTTCGCCTTTATCACTGGTATGAAATGTAATGTCAAACAAATCTCCCCATGTGTGATGTATTGTAATTGTCATAAGTTTGTTATGATAATTAGGAAACTTAATCTGCAAACCACCTCTTGATTTATCGCTTTCCTTTATTTCAATTACCTCATCACATTTAGATAAGTCAAAGTTAACTTCTTCTGCATAAGCTTTGATAGCATCTGCACTGTCTGTATACATACGCATATTATTCCTCCTCTAATATTGTATTAATGTGTTCATTTATATCCATAGTAAATACTTTAGCTGCGTCACTAACATCATCTCTGTTCATAACAAAGTCTGTAAAGTCGTCACGAATATCTTTAACAGATAATGTAGCAGCTACAAATTTAGCCATAAACTTACGGTCTTTATCACTTAGGTTCTCTACTATTGTCATTTGTACAATACTTAACAACTTTATTTGTCGTCGCATATTGTCTAGTGTATCTACTATTTGTGATAGTACTTTTTCTGTAGTCTTTGTATCCATATATTTCCTTTCATATTGTGTGTCCGACTCCATAAGGCAGAAGGACACACAATAATATATAATTTAGAACGGTATATCTTCGTAATCTGCTTGGTCAACATCAATTTTTAAGTCAATGTTTAAAGCTTTCAAATCTGCAGTGTAATTATCTTCTGCTTTGTTCTCATAGAATTTAATAACACCTTGTCCAACCATTCGTTCTACTTGTGTTATTTCATACTTATCTAACAAAGTACTGAGTGTATTAATTGCATCATTGATTTTTGCTATGTCTAACATATTATCCCTTCGTTCATAGTATTGTAGTTGTTATACAACACTTACTTAACAAAGTATAAAATATATAAAAAGTTATTTATATATTTATATACTTTATTCTGCCTACACATTAAGTATAGGCAGTATAAAATATACTATATTTTATAGTGGTGCTTCATCCTCCATGACTGGAATAGAAGCTTGGACAGATGCAGTAACTTTCTCAGTTACTTTATCTTTCCCTTGTAATGAAGTAGGACTTTGGTTATGTAGTTCCCAAAGTTGTGCCTGTGCATTTCTAATTACTTGAAGTAATTCTGCAACCTGCGGTTGAGTTTTATCCAAGTGTAAGAATGATGTTTTAACACCATTAGCTTTTGTACTATAGTAATGCACCGGTGTCATCTCACTCCATTCTGTGAGTTGTCTACCTGTTATTGCATCGATTACCTCATAAGGTACTGGTTTTGCCATTATATACTCCTTTCATTATCTTATTATTTGTATTAATAGCTTGATATATAAATTAATATATATCGTAGAGTGTCCGACTCCATGAGTCGGAAGGACACTCTGCGATATTTATTTAACTAGAGATTTCTTATGCCAATCCCATACAGAAACATCGGATGCTATAACTTTAGCCTTGCAGTCGCCAAAGTAATGTATATTTAACATATACACTTGACCTGTCTTTTTAGACTTTTTCATCCAACAGTCTTTGACGAATACAATGGGATATGTACAAACTACACATCTTTTATGTTTGAATTTACCAAATAGGTTTATAGAATTACTTTGCATTTTAATTATCCTTTCTAATTAATCTCTATCTGTCTGACTTCATAAGTCAGAAAGACAGATAGAGATAATTTGATTATGACCAACAGTAATCACATTCGCAATAGTATTGGTTTTCATCGTAATCATAGATGAGTTCTTGTTGACATTGTTCTAACATATATTTCCTTTCTCTACATAGGTATATTAAATAACTATATATCTCTTTATTTGAAATCAAACTACATACAGTCCGACTTCATAAGTCGGAAGGACTGTATGTATGTTGATTACAAATTAGGATATATAGCTATGTATGAGAATGCTATATGTCATACAAGTATGACTAGCATATGTTAACTTAAGTGTTCTTTATATAGTACGTAAGGTCTAAAAAATATGCTGGTAATTTCTGTAGAAACCCAGTAAGAATGGGCGTGAGCGGGCATAGTCTTTATTGATGCTGACTAAACTTGTTCTAGTGTTCTTGGGTACTGCCTTTGTCTTTCTAGTGTACTGTATTACCAGTCAGCAGCTTTTGATGTCCCGGTCACCGCTTTACCTGTTACAAAATACTACAGTTTAGTGTTTGTAATTAACTGAACTATAGCATATAATTCTCACTATACAAACATCTAAGGAAAGATAGTTAAATAATGGTAGATACACCAAAAAATGTAATCTGTATAGCTGAGGGTTGCAGGAAAAAATTAAAGGGGAAACAACGTAAATTTTGTTCAGGTACATGCCAGAAACGACAATTTGCTAGAGATAAATATTACAACACACAAGATGACGTAAAACCTATTAATATTGAACGTAAGTCTGACGAGGGCGACTACGCTTCCGTTAGACGAGGACAGTATTACCGAGCTTTCGTAAGTGAAGGTATAGCTGATGAGGTTGCAACTGGCGATATGACAGTAGCACACGCAGCTTCCCTCCTTGGCTGCACTTCTGCTACTGTCAGTCGCATGCTTGCTGCCTACAAGATTGACACTAGAAACGCAGTAGCTGCAGAAGACTGGGAACTAACTGCCGAAGCTGAAGCTGCATTAGAAAATTTTTCAAACTTCCGACACAAATATTTTCGAACCGAACTAGGTAAACACTACGAAACCGCTGACTTTCATGAGAACTGGATTAATAACATTATAGATTCTATAGATAACGGTAAAGAATTATTGATACTGTCACCCCCACGACATGGAAAGACTGAACTGTTAATACACTTTGCTGTATATCAGATATGCAAAAACCCTAACATACGTATTATGTGGGTAGGTGGTAACGAAGATATAGCTAAGAACGCATTGTCTGCGGTGCTTGATGTGTTAGATACTAATGAAGAATTACAACAAGACTTCTGTCCACCTGGTACAAACTTTAAACCTGATAACAGGTCAGGTAAAAACTGGTCACAAAATCAATTTACTGTAGGTACTAGAACAGTTGCAGGTATTAAGTCACCTACTATGGTTGCTGTAGGTAAAGGTGGAAAGATATTATCTCGTGACTGTGATTTAATTATTGCAGACGACATTGAGGACCATCAAACTACAATGCAACCTGGTGCTAGAGAAAGTACAAGACAATGGTGGACAACAACATTATCAAGTCGTAAAGAGGAACATACTGCTGTTGTTGTAATTGGTTCTAGACAACACCCTGATGATTTATATAATCACTTACTTGAATCAGATAACTTTACAAGCATAGTAGAAACTGCACATGCAATAGATTGTCCTATACCAGAACATCTAGAAGATGAACATATTGATTGTATGTTATGGGCAAGTAAACGTACTTTTAAATGGTTAATGTCTAGGTTACATTCTGCAGAATCTACAGGCGGTAGACAAACATTTGAAATGGTATATTACAACCAAGCATATGTAGAAGGTACACAAATCTTTACTATGAATATTATTGACCAATGTATGCGACCTGATTTAGTACTAGGACAGGTATATAAAAATTTATATCTTGTTGCTGGACTTGACCCTGCATCATCTGGTTACCAAGCATCTGTACTTTGGGGTATAGACCAATACAGAGGTGAATTATATTTAGTAGATTTAGAAAACAGACGTGGTGGTGGTATTAGAGCTGCACTTGACCAAATGGCAGAATGGTTACATAACTATGATGTTAGACATTGGATAGTAGAAGAAAACGGATTTCAAACTGCTATACGACAAGATGCTGCTATTAAAGAATTTACATTACGTACTGGTATAACTGTACAAGGACATCTTACAGGTAAAAACAAGCATGACCCACTTTATGGTGTAGGTGCTATGGCAGACTTATTTGAAGATAGACGTATACATCTTCCTGTAGGTGATGGTGTGTCAAATGCAAAAGTACAGCAATACAGGCAACAACTGTTATACTTTGATGGTAAACCTGTTTCTAAACGAAACAAGGAAAAAACTGATATAGTTATGGCTAGTTGGTTTCCAATGAAGGTTTTTAGACGTATGCAAAAAGAGCATGCTGCTGATATAGGATTAGACTACAATCCTAGTTATGGAGATTATAAGATGACAGACATGAATAACGCACCATGGGCATAGAAAATTTAGACGTTAAGTCTTATCAAGAAATTATTAGGAATGCTGCTGAGCTTACATCAGGTAAGTTAGTTCAAGAACGACAAGTTCAGAAAGCTAGAATAAAAGCTATTCTTAATGGTGGTGCGGATGGTATTAAAGCATTATTAGGTAATACAATGGAAACCTCTGATGCTGATTTATTACCAGCTCCTAACATGTTGCAATCAGGTATTGACCGACTTGCACAAAAAATTTCAGGTATTCCTCAGGTTAGAGTAGATGTACCTAATGAAAATGATTCAACTAGAAGTAAACTTAGAGCAGAAAAACTAGAACGTATTGTTACTAACTATGATGATAAACAAAACTTATTAGGACAGTTACAACAAGCAGCTAGATGGTTACCTGGTTATGGTTACTGTGCTTGGGTTATTACAACTAAACGAGATACTAATGGATTTGTTTACCCTAGTGCTGAACTACGTGACCCTTACGATACATTTCCAGGAAACTTTGGACCAGACCAAAAACCAAGAGAACTAGCAGTACTAAGACGTATACCTAGATATAAACTTGCACAGATATATCCAGAGTTTGCTCAACAAATTTTAAAACAAGATGAAGATGCTGAAGATGCACAAACAGATAATGCTACACCATTTTTATCTTATGAGAATAACAGAGAACAAGGTTGGGAAGACAATACTTATTCTGGTGTAAGAGTTATTGAATATTATGACATGGGTGGTACTTATGTAATATTCCCTGAACGAAATATGATTTTAGATTTTATTCCTAATATTCTATCAACACCACCATTTGTATTTATGAAACGTGTGTCATTTGACCAATTAAAAGGACAATATGACCATGTGATAGGTTTGATGGCAATGATGGCGAAAATTAACATCATGTCGGCAATAGCCATGGAAGATTCTGTGTTTACAGAAACTAACATATCAGGAGAGATAGAATCCGGTCAATACAGAAAAGGTAGATTTGCGGTCAATTATCTAGCTCCTGGTACACAAGTTTCTAAACCAATGAATAATATTCCATATCAATTATTCCAACAGATAGATAGATTAGAAAGACAATTGCGTATGGTTGGTGGTTATCCTGTAACTGACGATAGCCAATCACCTAATAGCTTTGTTACTGGTGCTGGACTATCAGAACTTAACAGTACTATGTCTTTAATGATTTCTGAATATAGAGATATATTTAAATCAGCATTAGTAGAGATGGACCAAAAAAGATTAGAGTTAGATGTTCTTGTATCTTACTCAACTGGTATTAGTAAAAAACCTATGGCAGGTTTTCTTAATGGTTCTGCTTTTGCTGAAAACTACCAACCTCTTAATGATATTGGTGGTGATTTTAAAACTAGACGTATCTATGGTGTTATGGCTGGATTTGATGAACCACAGAAAATTGTAACTGGGTTGCAATTATTACAAGCAGGTGTTATAGACGTAGAAACATTACAAGATAACATTGATGGTTTAGAAAACATAGCTAAAGTACAAGAACGTATACGTAAAAACAAAGCAGAGAATGTTTTATTTGATTCTATTCTTGCTAGGTCTGCACAAGGTGATATAGCTGCAACAATGGCTGCTATAGCTATTTATGAGTATCCAGCTGCAATAACTGAAATTATGAAACAGTTTTATACACCTGAAGAACCTCAGATGACACCTGAACAAGAAATGATGATACAACAACAGATGATGCAACAGCAAATGGGCGGTGGTATGCCTACTATGGCACAAGCATTTGGTATGTAACATGCAAGATGGATTTGATGTAGATTTTTGGGAAATGGTGTATCAAGAATACGGTGTTACAGATGAATTAGATATATTATCTGAAAACGTAGTTGAGTACATTACACCTATGCCAGGTATTATTATTTTGATTACAAAGGAGTTTTATGGCAAAGAGTAGACGAGGCGGATATAGACAACCAAATAAGCCTGCTTATGTAGCTACACCACAAGGTGGACAAAGAACTGACGGAGGTCCAGGAAGTAAGAAACAACCTCTTAGAAGGCTTCCTGACGCTGATTATGGGCAAAATAAAGCATTTGTTGCACAACAGCAAGCCGCTCCCCTACCAGTTGCTAATAACCAAGTAGAAGCTCCAAATATATTTGCACCTACAGAAAGACCTGGTGAACCAGTTACTACAGGATTACCGATAGGGGAGGGAGTAGGTCCAAGAGCTTTGCCTGATAATACGGATGTTATTTTGCAAGCAATGTATCAAATTAATCCTTCATCTAACATATTGGAGATTATTAACAATAGGACACTTTAATGGGATTTATTCTACATGACAGGAATGAATTTGAGGAGTTACTAAAAGCTAGAAATCAAACTGAGCTTAAAGCTACTCAATATTCTGCAATGTTTCAACCAGACCCTATGGTTGTATTAGAAAACGTAAACAAATATACAAATGAAATGCCAGAAATTAATACTTCTGATGCAGCTACTTTGTCTATGTTAAATGTACCGACTACATATCAAGCAAGTAGAGATATAGCACAAATTACATCTAGTAACAGAATTTATAATGAAGCTAAATTATGGAATGAATTACAGTCTGAGTTTCAATATGACCATTTAGAAGACAATATGAAAATGACCATATGGGATTTAGCTACAGCAGGATTTGCTCCAGGTGGTGCTAAACCTTTTGATGTGCAATATGGTGTATGGTTAGGTGCAGCATTAGACGCATTTTTTCAAACATTTGGTCCTGGTGGTTCAGGTAAATGGTCTGTTGGTTCATTAATTGTAAATGCTGGAACTCCTGGTCAACCTATGCAAGTTGGTAGGTCTGTAGCTTATTTAAGGGATTTAAGAGAATATAACAAATTATTAAAGCAAGGTTATTCAGAAGGTCAAGCACAAAAGAAACTATCTATTGATTTAAGTGGTACTACAGTTGCTAACTTAGGTGAAGATTTAAGTGGTCTAGATAAACTTAAACAACAAATAGATATGATACAAGAAGCACATAGAATGGGTGGAGAACCAGTACTTGCTAATATGTTTAGACAAGTTATACAAGGTAAACCACTTAACTTTGATAGAGCTACATTATTTACTTTAGAATCTGTTAAAGCAGAAAAGACACCGCATTATATAAAACTTACAACTGAGTATGGTATGTCACCAGATGAAGCTAGAGCTTTTATTTATAAGAATATTGGTGACCCACTTAAAGCTTTTGATGAAAAGGGAGAAATAAATTACACATCTAGCTATAGACCTAACAGAGTTAATTTTTATGCAGGTAGGTTTAGACAAAAGTATTTTTTAGCTGGTCAAACAGAACAAGATTATTTTAGACCTGACTGGGCAGATAGAGATATATTACTTGAATATTCACCAGGTAAAGTAACTGCAGCTGAATTTTATGAACCAGGTACTTTAGCATTTAGAAACATGTCAGGATTAATTGATGCAGCACATCAAATTGTTCCTGACATAGTTGCTGGTAAAGGTGTTAAAGGAATTAAAAACTTACAAAAAGGTTTAAGAGGTGTTAACCCTGCATTAAAACTTGTAGAAAATGGTAGATTAAAAAAAGGAACTGCATTAAGTAAATCTAACATTAAGGTATCTGCTAAAAACTTAGCTGACAATGTATTAGAAGAAGTAGGTCCTAGAATTGATGGTGCTACTGGTACAGGTATATTTGATGATTTAGTAGATAGTAGTTATCAATTGTTAACAAATAAAAATGTAACAAGTGACTTTACACAAACAAGAAAAGCATTAAAGAAAATGCGTAAAGAAAATACTTTGTTTGGTAGTGTTCCTAGATTCTTTCAATCAACTAAAGATGAAATACTTAATGCTCCTACAAATGTAAATCTATTTAAAGCTATAGCAGAAGAAGATAATTTATTTTTTGTAGCTACTAATCCTTGGATTAAAAGAATGGAATTACCTGTACAGATACAAAAAGCATTAGTTGATACAACTGATTGGGTAGAAGTACAAAAGATATTTGGTCAAATGATTGATACAGGTTACACAATCCAAAGAGCTGGACAAAATATACCTTATACTTTACCAGGCAAGTTACTACCTAAGACAGGTTCATTAGCATTAAACAAACTATTACAAAGCACAGGAATTAAAACTGATGCTGCTTATAGAACTTTTGGTAGTTTTGCTGGTGAAAAACTTAGACCTATTAGAGAAGGTGTACGTAAAGCTACTAAAGCTGTATTACCAGGTAAATTAGGACCACGTGACCCTAAGAAATTAGTTAGAGTAGAAAATACTATTGATGCTGCTGTAGTTGATAAAGCATCTGCTATTGCAGAAATGACAGAGTTTCAATCTAAATTAGATAAAGTAAGTCCAGCTTACGCATTAGAAAAAATGGATAAGATGGGATTACCTAAGTTTGAAAGATATTTAGGTTTTAGTTCTAATTACAACTCAACATACAATCCTTATTACAGAAAATTATTAGGTGTTGTACCTGAAATGGGTATTCCATTAAATAACTTACAACAAGGTTATAGACAATTAGTTTCTCATTTGCAAATAAATAACTATGACCATATTGAAGGAAATAAAATACTTAGAGAATTTCTAGAGATAGACCCATTAGATAAAAATAAATATAGAGATTTTGCTTTTAAACAAGCATCTAGAGATTACAAAAAGATTAAAGCACAAGGTGGTAACTATGCATATATAGCTGACCATGTTCAAGAAATGTTTGAAGGATTACAAAAATCTAAATTATATGCAACAGATAAAAATAAAAACGTATTACCTAACATTGGTACTAACTATAGAGGATTTGAATTAAATGAATTAGGTATGCCTATAGATAACTTTGGTAAAGAAGTTACAACTATTTCAGCATCTATGTTGTCAGAAATGCAAGATAACATTGCACCATTGATTGACTATAGATTAATTGAAAGAGCTGTTAGTCCTTTATTTAAAGCTTATCCAAATGGAGAATTTAAACGTACAAGTATTCTTTTAGATACACAAAAATATATTAAACATAAAACACAACATTCTAAATTCTGGGGTAAAGCATCTGATGGTGTTGATATTCCTAATCCATTTGAAGAAGGTATTATTAATGTTAAAAGATTGGAAAATAACTTTATGAGTAATTTAATGTCTTTCTATACAAGAAATGTATTCAAACCATTAGTTCTTATGAGATTTGCTTTCTTCACTCGTGTATTTATGGAAGAACAAGCACGTATTGCTATGAAAGGTTTACAAGGATTTTATAACAAACCATGGCAATATTTACAATGGGTAGCTGCTCATAATCCTAATTCAAGAGCAGGAAGATTATTAGAAGCTTTACCATTTAGCAAAAATTACCAAAAAGCAAAATATAGTGATGATGCTATTGAGTTTTTAATGGAAGAAGAAGTTATGGAAGCTATGCAAAAAACTATGAGATATGAAGATTTTGCTGGTGGTGCATATAAAACTCGTAATAAATTTTTACAATATAAAGGTAAAAGAACTGAAGAATTAACACAAGAACAAATAACTGAAGCTGTGTATCACGAACTTAGATTATTAAGAGGTGACCCAATTACACAAGCTGTTGCTAGATATGGTTATGGTAGTGATGAACTTAAAAAATGGATTGCTTCACCTGCTGGTCAAGAAGCTAGATTAAGATATATTGAATACAAAGGTAGAAAAGCACAAAACTTTATTGATGATGCATCTTTTGATTTAGACCAACATTTACAATATTTAGAATCAAGAATACGTAAAATATCTGGTGGTGTTTTAGATTTAGCTAAAGATGCTAAACAAAATAAATCAGGTAAGTTTATATATCAATTAAGAACAGATATAGATACTGGTAACTCATTAATTAGACAATTAATTGCTGATGGTAAGTTAGTTAAATTTGGTAAAACAGGTACAAATAAAAAAGATGTTATTGATTTTATGACTGATGATAAGTTAATGAGAACATTTAGTAAAAACAAAGTATTAGATGAATTAACTCAATATTACAAAAAAAGTGACGGTATTAATCCTGGAGTATTAAATCAAGTAGAAGATATAACTCCTAATCCACAAGGTGCTAATAATTTCTTAGGTAGTTTAGAAGATATTATGGAACATTTTTATCAAACATATTTTGATAAGTTAATGACAAAACCTATAGGTATTCTTAATAGGTCTACAACATTTAAACAATTTAGATGGATGTATATTCAAGAAAGATTTGAAGATATGTCTACTGCATTGAGAACTAAGTTTATTCAAGAAGCTAAAGATGCTGCTATACCTAAAGGTATTATACAAGAACTAGAAGGATTAAAACGATTATACAAACCAGGTAAGTTTGATGATTACAATGTGATGCACACAGAATCTAAAGCTTATGCATTAGCTGGTGTAAAAGAATTACTATATGACACAAGAAAACGACATACATTATCTGACAAACTTGTAAACATATTTCCATTTATTGAAGTATGGTTTGAAGTATTCCAAACATGGGGTCAATTATTTGGAGAAAACCCTTATGTACTTAGAAAAGCACATATTGCAAGTAGAGGTGCAACTGCAGCTAATACATTAGGTAGCAGTAGTACTGATGGGTTTATATCACCAGACCCTATGAATCCAGATAAAGATGTATTTGTTTATCCATTTGGTGGCTTTATGTCTAACTTAATTTTTGATGATGAACTTGTAGATGGTGAACAAAGAGTACAAATATCTCCTAGAGGACAAGTACAAGGTGTTAACTTACTTGCACAAGGATTTGTACCAGGACCTAACTCATTTGTAGCTTTTGGTATTGATAGATTATTACCTAAAGTAGAAAGAGCAACTACAGCATTAGGAGTTAAATACGGTTGGGCTAATGAATTAGAAAAAAGATTATTTGGTGATTTCCCACCACCTGACAAATTAAGTGATGTATTTAAAGGTTCTCCAGTTTATAGAAAATTATTTGCTGCATTAAAAGACGAAGATAGTTTTGATTTAATTAGTGATGGTTCTTCAGAAGCTACAAAAATGAGAGCTAAAAAAACTATTGAGTTATACAGATGGGGTGTATCTGCTGGTGAGCCACTTAGATTATATAACGAAGGTAAGTTAGATAGTTATTTGAAGAAATTATATCCTAATGAAAATATTAGAGGACTTAATCAAGGACAAATAGAAAATGGTTATCTTGAATATGCTAAAGAAAAATCAGGTACATTATTCTTTTTTGAATTTATGTATCAATTCTTTGGACCTACAGGATTTAAACCAGAGTTTTTTATAGAAGATAAACAAGGACATTTATGGGGTCAATCTGCTTTGTATGAAGAATATGTACGTATCAAAGAAGAAAACAATCAAAATGACGTAGCTACTTTTAATGAGTTCTTAGAACTATATGGTGTTGAATATCCTTATTTGTTAAGTCCTAGGTCACAAACTGAAGGTGCAAAGATGCCTTCTAGTGTTAGAGTACAAAACTTTCAAAAAAATAATCCAGAGATATTTAATGATTTAAAAATAAGTGGTTATTACTTAAACATTGATAATCCTTATGAAGAAAAAAATTATGATGAAATACTTGATTACAAGAACGCATTAAGTCCTGACCAGTATCGTAGAGCTGTTAATGATACAATTGGTTTCTTTAGATATAAAACATATTCACAAAAAGTAGATGGATTAGAAAATTTAAGTTCTGTTCAAAAAACAATTCTTAAAAGAGCTTACAGAAATGAATTAAAACTTAACTTACCTGGTTTCCAAGCAGAAGAATATGGATTGATGAACCCACCTGCAGTTATGGATATATTTAATGAAATGAGAACTAAATGGATGAATAATCCTGCTGTTATGGAATTAAATGCTGGTAAAGGTTTTGCTGAAATAATGCAATACTGGGGATATGCAGAGGCATTATCAATGGAATATTCTACATCACAAAATCCTGACTGGTGGTTATCATCTGAAGACCCTAGAGCTAAAGCATTAAGAATTTATGTATATAACAGAGCTAATGGTTTAATTGAAAAATACCCAGAGTTTTGGGGAGTATGGACAGGAGTTATGTTAAAGTTGTATAGAGATGACCAAGAAGTATTAGATTATTTTATTGAGGATAAATAGTGAAAGAAAAGTTAATAGCATTATGGAATGCTTTAAATGAAAAACAAAATAATTCTCCACTTAAAGGTTCAATACCTAGAAAGTTAAGAGAGTTTAATCAATTTATTAATGATGAGTTTTGGTCTAAAACACCTTTAAGTGATGAAAATGCTAAAGAAGCTCAACGTGAAATTGCTAATTGGTGGAACTCTAACATTGCTACAACTGAAGCAGAACAGATAGAAGTAGAAGATGTAGGCGTACCTACACCTAGTAAAACAGAGTTTGAATCACAAGTACCAGCAGAAGTTTCTGGTAAAAAAACTGGTAAGTATTATGAGAATATATTTTCTTATGGTATGTCTGAACCATCATTTAATAAGTTATTGTCATTGTTTGGTGTCAATCCAAATGAAGAAGCTGTATATAACTACATAGCGAGTTTAGATGTAGGTGACCCATTTAGAGCAGAAGCTTTAGATTACTTAGCTTTAATGACTGGTGAAACATTATTAAGACCAGCATATACAGAAGATGGTGTACCAATACTTGATGATAATGAAACACAAGTATTAATGCCATTTACTGGACATTTTCAGGGAGTTAAAGTAGAAGACTTTATAGATTCTAATGCAACACCAGATGAAATTAACAGATGGCAAACATACTTAGAACAAAACAATATTGTACCTGATAATTACTTTGCTGAAAGTAGAGGAGAAATGTCAGAGAAATTACGTGCTTCTGTTAAGTATGTTATGAACTGGTTAGATGAAAATAGATATGTTGTTAAAGGTACAGATATTTATGAAACTATAATGCAACAAACACCTGTGTATTTTACATCTTCATCTGCTGCTTATGATGATGCTGATTATCATAGAAATTTATTGCAGTATGCATTAGAAGAAATGGCTGTATCACAAGATGCTTTAGATGATGTAGAAGAAGCTAAAATTGCTAAACAACTTGCTGAAGAATATATACCACCAACTAAAGCTAACTTAGAAGATATGGTAGAAAATTACTTTACTACGAAGCTTGGACGTAAACCTACTGAAGAAGAATTAGACCAATGGTCAACTACTTTTGCTGATAGTTACTCTGTAGCATTTGCACAAGCTAGAAGTAAAGCTAAACAGTTAGCGGATTATAACTTTATGGTTTCACAACCAGAGTATTTAGAAATGACATCACAACAAGAACAATTGCAAAAAGATTATCCTGGTGCAGGTTTTATTGATTTGTCTGCATTTAGTACTGCATCACCAGAAGAAATTATGAATGAACAATTAGAATCTGAATACGGTAAACAAATAGACGCAGTTGAATCAGGTAGGAGAATTAGAAAACTACAAAGCGATTTGTTGTCTTATATGGCTGGTAGATAATGTCATTTGCTCTTGTTAATCAAATAGCTAGAGATAGTTTGGATTTTACTAACCCAGATAAATTAACTCCTAGTGACCCTAGAAGAAAACCTGTATTTGAAACTTTAGAAGAAATTAGAAGATTACAAGCACGATTAGACAATATAAAGAAAACAAAAAATACAGATGTATTTGCTAGTGAAACTGCTTGGCAACAACAAGTTAATAAATTACAAGTTAAAATAAATAATGCTAATACTTACTTACAAGAATTATTAGGTGAAGGTACAGTAGAAAAAACTAGATTGTCTGATGTACAACCTAGAGTATATAGTGCTGACCCACAAACATCTACAGAATTAATTGACAAAAATATTAATATATATTCTACAGAAACAAGTGAGTTTGCTAAATTATCTAACCCTATGACACCTACATTTGAATATGAAGGTAGAAAGTATAGAAGTGTTGAACATGCTTATCAATCATTAAAATCAGGACAGTTTGATGAAACTGCTTATAGAGCATTTTTAAATGCACCTGATAGTAAAAGACCATCACAAGGAACTATGGGTACAGATAAAGACAATAGTATTTCTTTAATGAAAAAGCTTTATAAAGAAATGTTAAATCAAAATCCTCAACAAGTAGATTTATTATTAAAAACAGGTAATGCAAATCTTACACATCTACAAGATAAAACTATTTGGAAAGATGAATTTCCTAAAATATTAATGGAACTTAGAGATGAATTTAGTAATACTAATACAATTAAACCAGTAGAACGTGTAGGTAATTGGACTAGAGCTGAAGTTGAAGCTGATAAAGGTTATACATATTTGTTTGGAGATAATACAGCTGATAGAGCTAGTGGAGTAGTTCCTACTCAAACACAAGCAGTTATTAGAGGTTTAGATAATGCTGTAGGTATTGATACTAGATTGTCAAGAACTGAAGATTGGGTAGACACAGATGCTAATTATAATAAGTTTACACAACACGTTGACGAACAAATACAAAAAGCATTGGATATGGGTAAACCAATTAAAGTATCTGCTGGTGGTATGGGTACAGGTATGGCTAAAGCATTACCACCTAGATTTAAAGAATACTTAGATAATGCTATAAAAAATATAGGTACAAGTGCAACACAATTTAATCAAGTATCACCTGACGCTAATTATCCTATTAGAACAAAATATAATGCAGAAAATGCTGCTATTACAATAGATTTTACACAAGATGCATCTAAAGGTAGTGGTGCTACTAAAAAAAATGTTAATGCTTCAGGTAACAAATATCAAGCAGTTGTTGTTGATAGCAATGGTTTAATGAAAAATACTGACAATATAGATGCATTAGCTAAAGTAATTGCAGATAACTTAACAAGTGGACAAGTAGTTAACATTGCTGGTCATGGTGCATATAAAGCTACTAGATTAGGTTCTGCTGGATTTAACGAAGCAATACAGCAAAGTGTATTTGATAATGAACTTAACAAAATATTTGATAGAGTTAAATTTTTTATTGGTGATAAACCTATAACAGGTATGGTTATCAGTGGTGGACAATCAGGATATGATGAAGCTGGTATTAAAGCTGCTAGAAAAATAGGAGTACCTACACAAGTAAACTACACAGGTGAAGGACTTTATAGACCACCAGAAGCAACTGGTGCTAAAGATGATATTAATAATGCAGAAGCTTTTAGAAAAAGATTTCAAAGATATGGTCCTGGTGGTATGCCACCTATTGATACACCTGAATTTGAAGTGTGGTCACAAGCAAATATAGAAGGTAAAACAGAAGCAGAGATACTATCTATGGTATCTAAAGAAACAGGTGTTGAAGAAGAATTACTTAAAAAAGGTATAGGTAATTTACCTGGCTGGGTTTTAGTTCCACTTGAACAAGCACTTGAAACAGTTTTACGCAATACTAAAGCTGCACCATTATTAAAAAATTTAATTAGATATGAATTAAGTGCATTTGCTGCAATGATTATTGGTGGTGCAGGTAGTTTTGCTGCTAGTTATGCACAACAAAGATTTGGCAATATGCAAATGTTTTCTAACTTAATGCCTGGTTCTGCACCTAATCAAATGCCTACACAAGATTTAGAACAAGCATTGAATAAAGAACAACTAGATACTGTATTGTTTCAAGATGAAGAAGGTAATGATTTTACAATGCATGATTTAATAAAGTATGAAGCTGCTGGAAATGCTGGTAAAGTAATGGAAGCAGTAGCTAAAGTAATGCCTTCTTATTATTTAGATGAATTTATATTTAAATTAAATCCAGAATTTAGAGAAGAATATGGAGATAAAAAGTTTTTTAGTGAAGGTGGTTGGAGAGCTAGCCTTGCACAACCAACATTAATAGAAAAAGCTTTAAAACAATTTGCAGAAAGTATGATAGGATTAAGTAACTATGGTAGATAAAAATAATTTAATTGATGGTAATATATCAGTTGAAGATGCAGTAGCAGCCTCAGAAGGTGCATCTTATAATTTTCAATCAGATTATCCTAATTCAGAAATAGTTTACGTTTATGGTGAAGGTTATAAGATAGCAGTTCAACAAGGTAACTACACATACTTTATGGATTTACCTGATGATTTTGTATTATCTGATATATCTAATGCACCTAGTAGAGGCAGTGATGCTAAACATACAGATGATGCAGAAGTAAAAGCTAGAGAAGCTAATGGTATTAGAGAAATTAAAAGTGCTAATGATTACAATGCAGGGTTTAATAGTCCTTATGTAGTTCCTGTACCTGTAGGTATAGTAGAACTTGGTGAAAATACTGATTATCAAGAGTTAGCTAAAGAATTTTCTATTGTATTAGAACGTAATAAAACCAGAATTACATCTACATTATTTAATGATGCAGAGTATGTTGGATTACTTACATCAATGTTGTATGAAACAGATGGTGATGTAAGTAAAGCTATTACTAACTTGGCTGGTACAAATACTTATGGTGTAATTCTTAGACGATTAGGTTTAAAACAATCTCAAATAGATGCTGAAAGAAAAGAATTTACTAATCCTTTAGCATGGGAAGAAGATTTAAGAAGATACAAAAGTTTATTTACAACAACAGCTAAAACACAATATGGTGTTGAATTGCCAACAGATGTAGTTGACATATTAGCTGAACTTACTAGAGATGGTTATTTTACTGCTGAATCTGCAATAGAACAGATTAATGGAATAGTAGACCCTAATGCAGGTGTAATATTAGATAATAAAATAATTAATGCTTTACAAGGACAAACAGTACCTACTACTAAATTAAAAGAAACAGAAGTCCAAGACTTATTAGATAAATATTTACCTGACAATTTACATTCTACAATAGACATTGCTGCTGAAGCTAGTAAGTTTCGTAACAATGCTGGATATAGAGAAAAGTTTATAGATAATCTAAAGAAAACAAGGTATCAGTTTTACAATATGTATGATGAAGATATTGCTTGGGAAACTATTCTTGCTGCAAAACAAACACAAGCTAAAAGTATTTTAGGTATTGATGTAGCTAGTGATGACCCATTACTTGATGAGATAATTAAAATGAATGATTACAGTAAAGAAACTCAAAGACTTAGACAGTATGGTTTAGATAATGGATTACAAAAAACTAAAGATGATTTAACATTATCTATTATGCGTAGTTTTGGTAAAGGTATAATTCCAACAGAAAGCTTTAGAGGATAATGGCACAAGTTACAGTATATACTTCAGATGGTAGATTTAGTACTACAGCTAACGATGAAAAAAGACCAGGTGAAGATAGGTCAGAATTAGAAAGATTACTAGCTGGTGCTATTCCAGGTAGAGAAGGTTATGCTGGTGGTAGTGTAGGTGTTAAACCTGAAGTAAGTCAAACATCTAGTTCATCAGATTCAGGACGTAGTTATACAACAGGATTAGATTTAGCTAGGTCATTATATAATTTTATGCCTAAAGAAGTTTTAGATGTTTATGCTAAAGCTTGGGTAGAATCTGGTAGCGAAGACATTGCAATAGGTAAAACTAGAGAATCTAAAGCTTGGGAAAAAGAATTTGGATTTTTAAGACGTAAAGATGGGACATTAGTTATGAATGAAATAACAGCAATGTCAACTAAAGCTAGCTATAAAGAAACATTAGCTGAAGTAGGTGTTACTGACTTTACTGATTATGAAGAAGATTTTAATACAATGATTGGTGGAGGAGAAGCAGAAGACCCAGTATCTGCACAAGAGTTTCAAGATAGAGTAGATATTGTATATGCTGGTGTTAAAAATCAAATACCTGAAGTAGAAAAATTATTTAGAGAAAGATATGGATTAGATTTAGATAAAGGAACTATATTCTCTGCATTAGTTAATCCAAAGATACAAGATAAAATACTTTCAGGAGAAATTGCTACTTTACAATTACAAGCACAAGCATCATCAAGAGGATTTAGTACATCATTTGCAAGGTTTGAACAACTAAGAAAACTAGGTTTAACTACTGAAATGGCTTCTGGTTTATATGAATCTGCTGGTGGAATAATTAGTCAAGCTGCTGGTATAGGTAGAGAATTAGATTTACAAACACTTGAAGGTGCTGCATTAGGTCAACAAGAAGAAACTAAACGATTACAACGTATTCAAGCTGAGCTTGCATCTACACAAGGTATTCAATTAGGTGCTGCTAAAAAAGATAAACAAATTACTGGACTTATAGCAGATTAGTGTATAATAAATATTAGGCGTTGCGTGGTCCGCTACAAATAGACCTGCAAATCAGCTTTCGAAGCCTACGTTGAAAGCTCGTATTAAAACCGTAGAGTAATGGACTTATAGCTTGCAGCTACCAGAGAGATAAGTCAAGTGGTAAAGGTAGCACCACGGCAAGATGCCTATGGTCTTGTCTGATAGGTTAATACATAGTGGAGGTACAAAATGGAAGAATTTGATGCACCGCAAGAATATGGTGTAAAACAAATGAGAGAAACAATTGATAGAAAAGACGATACTATCAAAAAACTAGAGGCAGAGTTAGCTTCTTATAAAGATAAAGAAATTAACAATGTGTTTGGTAAATTAGGATTGTCTACTGACAAAGGTTTCGGCAAGGCGTTAAAACAAGTGTACGATGGACCTGTAGATTTAGAGTCTATCGCACAGTTTGCTAAAGATGAGTATGGTTTTGAACCAACAGGAGCTGTTGAGGCTACACCACAGTCACAACCTGCACCAGTTGTACAAGATGATGCTAGGTCTAGAGTAGCTGCACTTGATGCAAATTCTACTTCAGAGATACCTCTTGATGTTAATGAGCAATTAGCTAAAGCATTAAAAGGTGCGTCTGTTAAAGATTCACTTAGAGCTAGGTTAACTGCTATGGAACAACAAAAAAATAAGTAAAAGAATTTAATACGACACATACGGAGGTGTAATTATGGCAAATATATCTGGTTTATCCGGTTCAGTGCCAATTTATTCCCAGCAAATTAATAACTTTTCTGGGGAGCTTTTCCGTGTAGGTGGTCAAAGAACTCCTTTCTTATCTGCAACAGGTGGATTAAACGGAGGTAAGGTTTTACAATCTACTTTCTGGCAAATCCAAGCTGCTGACTCACACACTGTATCTTCTGAACCTACTAAAGGTCAAGAAGGTAACACACCAACTGAATATCTCGGTAGAGATAGAGTTGCTTACACAGGTGTGACACAGATATTCCATAAAGGTGTCAAGATGACTTACACAGCAATGGCAACATTTCAACAACAAAATACTTTCACATTAGGAGCTGCAGCTTATAACGCTTCTGATGGAGATGGTACAACAACCGCATCTACACAACTTGGACTAGCTGGTTCTAATCCAATCGTTGATGAATTTGCAGAGCAAATGTCTTTAGCTCTTGAAAAAGTAGCTAGAGAAGTAGAATGGTTCGCATTCAATGGTACTTTTGCTGATGGAGCTAATGTAACTCCAGGAGCTGGTACTAGAGAAATGCGTGGTATTTCAGAATACTGTTCATTAAATGCTAACGCAGACAATAGCGTTGCTCCAACATTTGTTGGTGGTAACGTCTATTGGAACGGTACAACTGGTAATGGTGCTACAGGTGATGACCAAGTATTATCTTGGGATGCAATCGCAGAATCATTAAAGAGATTATACGATGCACACGCACCAATGGTACAACCAGTTCTTTGTATAAGTCCAAAACAATTATTGGACCTTAACAAAGAATTACTAGCTGGTACAGTTGGTATTACAGGTGCTATCCTTCCAAGAGATAGAAACTTGGCTGGTATTGATATTGACGTAATTGTCACACCATTTGGACAAATTGGTATGATGGTTATTGACCCTAATATCCTACCTGCAAATACCGCATTCATCTTAGACTTTGCTTTCATACAGCCAGTCTTTACAAATATCCCTGGATACGGAACAGTATTCGTAAGAGATATTGACCAAGATGCAAATGCACAAGTCGCTAAAGCAATTTACATGGAAATGGGATACGACTTCGGTCCTCCTTCATACCATTTAAAGATAGCTAAAGTAGCTTAATTTAATTTGAAGATTTGGGGGGAATCCACCTTCCTCCCATTTCTTCTGCTATAGTAAGGACAATATGCAATTATCAAAAGAAGTTTTAATAGATGTTTCAGCAGATGCTAGTAACTCTACAGGAGTACAGGCAGATGGTTTACTACTATCTGGTATAGTATTTCCAGCAGCAATGACAGGTACAAGTGTAACATTTGACTTTTCATTTAATGGAACTAACTGGGTAGATGTAGTAGAAACTGATAATACTGAAGTAACTTATACAGTATCTCCAGGTAATGTAGTAAGAGTTGACCCTAGTGGTTGGGCTTTTGCAACAGCAGGATTTGTTAGAGTTACATCAGATGCTACTGAAACAGCAGATAGAAACATAGTTTTAATATTTAAACAAAGTTAGGGGATTATTGTGAGTAACACAATAGGTAACCTAGTAGACAGGGTTTATAGAGAATATCTTGAACCTATGGATTCAGTAGAATCTTATTCTTATTTAACTGGTGGTATATCTAGTTCAGATACAACATTAGGTTATGCCAATGATATGTTTAGTGTTGAAGAAGAAGATGCATTAGACGCTGGTGCAATAATAGAAGTAGGACAAGAACTTATGTTTTCTACTGCTCTTAATACTGTTACTAATGAAATAACAGTTACTAGAGGTGCTAGAGGTACTACTGCTGCAGCTCATAGTGCTGGAGATATAATTAAAATAACTCCTGCATTTCCTCGTAAGAATGTATTTGATGCAGTATCAGACCAAATTAAAAACCTTTATCCTACATTATTTGCTGTAGAAACCTTATCTTTAGTTGCAAGTACAGGTTATAAACTACTTGGTACATATGGTACAGATGGAGATACTTATAATTATTTAGTAGCTCCATTAAAAGCTATATCACAATATACAGATTGGCAAGCAGGTTCAGACCAAACAGGACTTAAATACAATGGTGTAGCTATAGAAATGATTGACCTTCCTAATCCATTTACATGGACAGATGATACACAAACAGAAAGAACTAAGACTTATACTTCAGGTCCTAACGTAGTTCATGCTGTACAGTTTGTAGGTATATCAGCAGGTCATACTGTATATGTAACTTTTAAAAAGAAATTTGTAGCACCTACATCAGAAGCTACAACATTATCTACTGTAGGTTTAGAAACAGAATACGAACCAATAATTATGGCTGGTGTAGCTGCTCAAATGCTTGTCGGTAAAGATATTAAAACAGTTGACGCAAGATATATTACAGAACAAATGGCTACACAAAACTATCCAGTTGGTAGTTCTAATACAATTAGTAGTAGTTTATTACGTTATCAACAGTTATTAATACAGCAAGCTAGAAGTAATTTAAGGTCTAAATACCCAGAACCAGTTCAGTTAAATAGTATATTGTATCCAACCTAATGGTTAGAGTAGCTAATACAACAAGTATCAAAAACCCTAAAAGATACGGTTACGATTTACAATTAGATAATATTTATTTACGTACAGCTGTAGGTCCTGGTCGTGAAATGACTATACAATCATCTGACGTACAAGCAGGACAACAAGTTAATGTTAAACAAAATCCTGAAGATTTTACATCTAACTTAGGTCGTATATATTCAAGAAACAGATTTGATGCAGGTCAAGGATTAGATACAGCACATAGAGCTGATGGTAAACCAGATGATGTAAATAGATTTTGGGATAGCAAAGGTATTGATGTATTTCATGGAGATGATGAAACAGCTTACAAGATACATTTATTACATCAAACTGCTGACATGAATGTTAGAGGAGCTAGTACATCTTTTGTTAGTGATAATAATTATTTAGCACAAACTACAAATGGAACTATTTGGGTAACAGATGGTACTAGCGTATGGTATTCTGCAAATGCTGAAAGTTGGACAGAAATTGATAGTACAGTTAATGGTGCTACAGATAATTTTACTGGAATAGCTACATTTGGAAATAGTTTATATCTTACTACTAAAGATGGAACATCAAGTTCACAGTTAATATATTATAACGGTAGTACTTGGACTGAATTAAATAATGCTCAAAGTACTAATGGTGGATTAACAGGTATATGGTTTGTAAAAAATACATTATGGATTACAGGAAATGATGGTACTGCAGAATATGTTTGGGATATTAATCCTTTTGATAGTTGGTCAGCATCTAATTTAGCTGTTGCTGATGCAATAATTGAAGTAGAACCTACACATAGAATAACAGACATTGTTGATGCAGGAGCTGCAGTATTAGCTGCAAGCACTGATGGTAATATATATTCTTTTAAATTATCTAGTGGAATATTTGTTAATCAAGGACAATCAACTATACCTTTTGAAGAAGTACATTCTCTTGCAGCATCTGAAGGAATAATATTTTTTGGTACAAAAGAAAATACTAGAAATATAGGACGTTTGTACAGAGCAGAACTTGTAGCAGTTGATGATTTATATGTACTTGCTAACAGACAGTTAATAAAAGAATGGGCTGTAGATAGTATAAACACAACACCTACATCTATGTTTACATCAAGAGATAGTGTTTACATAGGTGTACAAGAAGGAACTAACGAAGCAAATTTGTGGCGATACTATTTACCAACAGGTGGTTTGGCTAGAGATTTGCAAACAACAGGAACAGGTCCAATATGTGGAATTACACAAACAAATGGAATGTTTGTAATGGTAAGTATGGGTTCTGATGTATATAAAGAACAATCTACATATGAATCTGAAGGTTATTTAATAACATCTGCTGCAGATTTTTTTACTGCAGAAAGTAAACAATTTGTTGGTGCAGAAATATCTACAGTAAATATGCCTACAAATACAGAAGTAGAATTATTTTACTCAACCAAATTTGAAGCATTAAATAATCCTAATGATTCATCATTTGTTTCAGCATTAACACAAATATCTGGTACTGGAGATGTAGAAAAACAAATAGCAGAAGTGTCAAGATATATTATTGGAAAAGTAGTTCTTAAAAGTACAAATAATGTGTCAACTCCTGATGTCAAATCTCTACAGTTTCGTGCATTAGCAAGACCAGAACTTGTAGTTGTACAAATACCTATCAATATATCTGATAGAGTAGAAAGACCTGGTAGAAAACCTATTAGAGTTAAAGGTCTTGGAGATGCTTTATATAGAGCATTAAGAGATAAAGAAGGTACATCAGTAACATTAGAAATATTTCAACCAGAAGAAATTATACGTGGTGTTGTTGAGCAAATAAGTTATCCAATACAATCTAATGAAGTAGTTGGAAGTGATACACATTATGCTATCATTACAGTGCGTGGTACTAGACAACCATCTCTTGAAGATGTAACTTCTATTAACACAGTAGGTATTGCAGCTTATGGTATTATGAGATTTGGAGCATAAATGGCGAATATAGAAAGTCAAATAGTTAATTTTTATGAGAGTACATTAGCTAGTTTGTTAGCTAGTGCTGCTACATCTACAACAGTTGCTACTGCACCTACAACTAATGGAACTACAGTAATTAATGCTAGTGCAGGTAGTCCTATTTATTTAGTATTAGACCCAGATAACTCTGGTAACAGAGAAGTTGTATCTGTTACATCATCATCAGGAACTTCGTTAAATACAATTACAAGAGATTTGGAAAACAGATATGGTGGTACTCCACCTGACCATCAGATTGGTACAACAATTCGTTTAGCTGTATTAGCTGAACATATGGAAGATTTAAATGACAGAGTTGATGCTGTATCTACAGTAGCTAATGCTGCTATAGCTGTAGCAGATATACAAGATGATGATACATTTGCAAGTGCAACAGCAACAGATGTAGCTAGTTCTGAAAGTATTAAAGCCTATGTAGATACTCAAATATCAGGTATTGCTGCAGGTGCAAGTCTTGGTCTTGTAATAGCGTTGTCATAATGGGTATATTATTAATTCTTAAAGAAGGTGGAAGTTTAGGAATAGATACTATTGGTAATAAACCAATAGATGAAGATTTAGACTTATTGCCTGATGTAAGTGGTGGAATTAGTTATGCAATAAGATTAATTAATGAAGCACTTTCTGTTACTAACACGACAAGTTCGCAACCTCGTGCTATAG